GACCTACCACGACAAGCGCAGCGACATCGACAAGCTGTGCCGCGCCGTGCTCGACGCGATCACCATCGCCGGGGCATGGCGTGACGACGGCCAAGTCGCTGAACTGAGTGCCAGCAAGTACTACGGGCAGCCGCGCACCGTCATCACCATCGAAGCACTGCCAACCCCCGCCAAGCGCCCCTGACACGAATCGAACGTGCCCGGTGTGTGCATCTCACACCGTCGCCAGAGAGGCCCCGCCGGCTCACATGCGCGAAAGTAGCGAAAACGCACGCACCGACTGCCGCGGTTATCCGTCACTCACGGCTTGACTTCACACAGCAGTCACTGGGGGAAACGCATCCGGGTCGTCATAGGCGACGCGGAGTAAATCCCTGGCCGCCTGTTCACACTTGCTGCCGAAGCCCCGAATATCACACGCCTCAGCCCACGTACCGTCCGGTAGTGTCAATGCGACCATGTCCGCCACTGTCTCCATGTCCTCGCGTATCACAACCGCTAACATATGCCTCTCGGAACGCGAGATGTCCGGCAATTCCCACAGGTCATCCAACCTCGTGTCAGGTGTGATCACCAGTTCCGTGCGCGCCATCTTGCGGAACGCCATCAGCTGTCTTCCTGGTGTCGGTGCTCGGACACGGCCTGCCCTGCATCCTTCACCGCCGCAGAGAACATGTCCCCCATCTGATCAGTGATCAGCGCGATGTCCTCTGGCGCGCTCACCCTCAGCGACGCCGACACGATCGATCCGCCAGGGAACGCGAACACCACATCGATCGTCCGTTTCGCGCCATTCAACATGATGTCCCGCGACACCTTCACATGCTTCATGCCACTCATGACTGATCCCTGTACGCGATCGCCGCGTTCAGCCACATCATCGTGGACTGCAACTCAGTGAGCGCCAGGGTCCGTTCCTGGCAATCTGGCACCGTGTCCACGATCCAGAACGCCAACTCCCGGCACTTCGCCCGCACCGCCTCATGCTGAGGGCCAGTGACTTCCGTGGCCTTGTGAAACGAGAACCGCTTGCGCACCTCGTCTTCGTAACTCATCCCTGCTCCTTCGGTCCGGGACCACCGTCGGTGGCCATCAACTCGTCATAGTCGAACTTCGTACCCAACGCCTGCTTGATCGTCAACCGATCGCCGTACACGCCCAGCAACTTGCCGTCGTAAATGCGCACATGCGAGTGCACCGTGGTGCGCCCACGCACAAAATCCTCGCCCAGCCGGGTCACCCGCCAGCGGCCGCGTTTCCACACACCGCCGTCGTCAGTGATCAATCCCCAGTACCGCAGCTTCGCAGTATCCCCATTCTTCGTGATGATGTGCGACGTTGTGCGGAACGTGTCGTTCTCATCACGGAACAAGTACATGTGGATCAGCGCCCGGGCCATCCCGTTGTGCAATATGCGCCGGTACACCTTCGCGAACTGCGTGCAACACGGGCACTGCGCGCCCTGCCCGATCCGCTCCCACAACCAGTCCTGGGCATCAGCCAGCGAGTCGTCACGTTGCGGTTTCTCATCCAGCATCGGCACCGCTCTCCTCGTTGCCGATGATTGCCTGATACACCCTGGCCATCGCCACGTCCACGTACATCGCGAAGCGAGCACGCATCAGATCCAAGTCGACGTTCCCATCGAGCATCAGCCTCGCCACCACAGACGACCCCTGAGGGAAGTCCATCGCAATGTCCAACGCGTCGTCGTTCAACGTGGCGTTGATACGTACCGCGGACTTGTCGGTGTCACTTGGCATCAGTGACCTCCGCGCCTAGCGCCGAGTACCCGGCCTTGTCCACCCACGAATCCCAATGGTTCGGAGACACCGCCAGTCGGGACGTCTTCACCAAGTCCATCGCCAGCGCCACCCGGCCGGCGTCCACCGACCAGCCGAACGCCGCCTCCCACAGTGCTGCGATCATGTCGAAGTTGTCCTTCGCGTCGCCGTACACCTCGCGCCGGTCCATAGACACCAGGCTTTCGGCCTCTTCCAGTGCCAGCACCGCAGGCCGGGTCAGCATGACCCTCGGTGGCTGCACGGCTACGAAGCACGGCTCGTCCTTGACCGCCTCTACTGGCGCACACTGCTGGCACTTGTGCTCCTCGCAGCGCAGCCATCCCATCCGCTCGCCATTACGATCCATGACCAGGTGCCTCCACCAGGCAGTCCGATCGCATTCAGGTGTTGAGCACTCCACTTTCGTCTCCTCCACCGGCACACATCTCTGACATCGGTGATCCGCGCAGTAGAAGCTCCCACCACACTCGTACTCCGGCTCGTTGTCACAGTCCGTCCGGTCGCACTGCCACTTCATCGCTTCGCCTCCTGCACCAACTGATGCCCGACCAGCACCACCAGTGCCGACCACGCAACGAACCACCCGACGGCGTTCTGCTGAACAACCGCCACATACACCCCGTTGACCGCCCACCACATGGCAAGCACCGGAAGCACCCACGCGGGCATCCTCACGGCAGCACCTTCTTCACGGCCTTGTCGAACTTCTCAGTGACCATGTCCAGGTCGATCGACGTCCAGTTCGCTCGCCCCGTCTCCGGGTCGAACAGCGCCTGGTTGTACTCCCTGCGCCGACGGTCGTTGGTCGGCCCGTCCACCGTCATCAACCGGACGAACTCGTACCGCAGGTTCTCCACCACGGCCTTCTTCGCCATGTCATCCAGATACACGATCACACCTCTGAACGCTCCACCACGAAACCCCGCAGACGCACTCGTGCGACGGCGACTCGTGGAATGCATAGAACTGGCAGGAATGAATGTTGCCGCTGGTGCTGACATGCCTGGCCTGGCAGGTCGTCTCGATATCCTCCATGCCGCCACCCTACAACGGACATACACCCACACGGCAAAGTGATGCGGTGTGTCGTCAGCGGTCCTTCACCAGGCGATACAGGACGTTACCCAGTGCCACGCCCACCACAGCCCCCGCAGAAACACCCGTCAGAATCGCCATCGCAACCGTCTGCATGGTCACACGGTACTCGCCTACGGCAACCAGAACACCCCGACGTCGCTGGCCTCCTCCTGCACCGTCACGATCCCCACCTCGGCCAGGATCTCCGACGATCCCTTCGGAGTCACCCCGTCCAGTTCCTCCAACCACTTCGCGCGGCTCTTTCCACGTTCGATGATGTGCCCATAGGCCGGGGCGGCTTGGGTCACCGCGGCCCGGTGCGCGATCGCACACGCCGCCACCTCATCGGCTAAGTGTGCATTCCATTGCCCGCCGCCGAACACCTCGTCGACAGTCACCCCACGATGGGCGTCGTACAGGTCCGTGTTGCGCGCCAGGGAGTACTTGCCCTGCTCCACCGCACTGATGTAGTCGGTGAGCAGCTTCGTGCGATCCTTGCCAATCATCAATACCTTCACCGTGCGCTCGTCCACCAGGTCGTGCACCACGTTGCCCAGCCCAGTGGCGTCATGGGCGCTCACCGCCTGGTACCGGTTCACCACCTCGTTGAACGCCGCGATCATCGTCGGCCACGGCCTGCGGTTGAACTTGCGTACGTACACCGTGCGCATCGGGTCGACATCTACCCGCACCACCACGATCACCGTGTAGTCCTTCTCCTTGGCCCAGTCCGCACCGGCGGCGTACACGCCCTCGCGTTCCGGTTTGGCCAGCACCCACTCCCAGTCGTTGCCCCGGGCGAACTCTTCGACCACCGGCATCGTCACGAACGCGCGTTCCAGTGCTGCCACATCGAAGGCGCGCGACCCACCGGCGGGCTCACCGAGCTCGTACTCCACCCGGAACATCTCCGCGGGCACCGTCTGGCGCTTGCGTTCGATGAACTCCTCGGTCATCCAGCCCGACGGGTTCGACTCGGTCTTCAGCACCTCCCGGTAGCACCAGGTGTACACCGGCAGTTTGTTCTCCCGGGCGTCCTTGAGCACCTTCGAGAATGTGCCCGACGGGTACTGCCAGGTGGACGAGGCCACCATCATCTCCGGGACGTGCAACCCACCGGCACTGATCGTGGGCATCGCCTGGCCCTGCGCGGCGGTGTAGATGTCGTAGTCCATCTCGTCGATCTCGTCCAGCAGGGTGGCTGCCGGGTGCGGTCCACGCACCGTGGTCTGCGAGGCCGGCAGCGGACGGATCCAGTTGCCGTGGGTGAACAGCACCTCGGTAGCGGTGGGCGGCTTGGCCAGCGCGTAGCGTGGTGCGTTCGGGGCGCGCAGCAGATGGTCTACGTGTTCACGCACGTTGATGCTCTGTGCCATCGACCCGCCGAGCAGGGTCACCTTCGCATCGAGCAGGGCGGCCTTGGTCAGCCCTTCCAGGGCCAGCATGTAGCTCTTGCCGGTGCCCCGGCTGCCGTACCACAGCGCCCAGTTGGGCTCCTTGGCGAAGTAGGCGTCTGAGAACGCATCGAACGGGGAGTTGTGTGCCTCGCACACCTGTTGCCGGGGGATCTGCACACCCCACAGCGTGTTGACCACGTGCCACAGCTCGTCGGGATTTTGCGGTGGCCGGGACAGTTTGATCATGTGCGATGCGGGTTGAGGACTTTGGCACGCAGGCCGAGGTGGTCGGTCCAACGGGTGTCGAAGATCTTCTGCATGGTGCGGGCGCTGATCGCTTCACCGGTGTCTGTCATCACTTCGGTGATGAACGCCATCGCCGATGCGTGGATGACGGTTTTCCAGTCCAGCTGCTCGACGATCACCTTGCGTCCTTCGAGGGCCGCGCCGCGCAGGTTCGCCAGCCGGGACCGTAGCGGTTCGGGAGTCCCGTACAGCCCTTCGGCCCAGAAGTTGGAGCCGGGCGTGTTGTGTGACCAGCACCAGTCGAGTGCGCTCAGAGCCAAGCCCATGTCCTGCCCGGCGTGGGTGTTGTCCGGGATGGTCTCGATCATGTATTCCAGCCGTTGTGGGGTGGCTGGGGGAATCATGGCCACCGGGATCTGTCCGAGGATGGCTGTCGGGATGCGGGGATGGTGGTACAGGTCCCAGACGAGCTGGTTGATCTGGTTGCCTTCAGCCAGCGGCATGATCATCGTCTTCCTCGTCCGGGGTGAACACGATGTCGTAGACCGGTGGTTGGGGGTTCTCGGTGCGTCGCAGTCTGGTGAGGGCGGCTTTGATGTCTCGGTGGCACCAGGTGGCCAGGGCGTAGATCTCTTCACCGTTGACGTCTTGCAAGATGTACTGCCGGTCGACGACGTTGAGATGTTCTGCCGAGGCGTCGGTGACGTAGGTCAGGACGTCGTCGGTCTCGACGTACTGTCCGTGCAGGGGTCCTCCGATGTGCAGTGTGCTCATGCTGGGCAGCCTAGCAACGCTACCCGGGGTATGTCCGGTCCCTCAGGTAGTTGAATGGTGAACTTCCACGGATGGTTGTCGGGGCTGTGAGTACACCGATAGTAAAGCCGTATGTATAGCGAGTATGTAGTTAAACGGCGATAGCAAAGCCGTATGTATAGCTAGTATGCTGTTCGTACACCGATAGTAAAGCCGGATGTATTCATACTCATCACCATCCATACCCCAACGGCTTATAGCCGTTGGGGAATGTGTGATGGTACGTACTTGGTAAGTACTACAGGTAAGTACCCGTACTCATCACCATCAGCACCCCCACGGCTTTGAGGCCGTGGGGGCTTGGGTGATGGTCATTCTTGATAAGGGGAGGGGGAGTCCAGAGGGGGAGGGGGTTGCCCGATTGCCCGATTGTACGCAGCCTTCGGCCAGGTCTGTCAACTCTCGGTCGTTGACACAGCCCTACAACACCAGATACACTGCATATCACGCACTTTAGTTGTGTGCTGCCCGGAATCGTTGAACTCACGGTTTCGGGCTTTGTCATGTCCGAAGCATTTCTTGTCTATGCTGATCATCGAGAGGAGGTGATAGGAATGCGACACACACTCAGCACCCTGGACATGTGCGGACGAGTCATCCACCCGTTCGAGGCCATGCTCATCGACCATGCTCTGCGGCAGAACCTGCTGGTGCGCATGTGCACCTGCGGTCAGATCTGTGCTGGTGCCACTATGGACGATGTGCAGCTCATCTACAACGACCACGCAGTCGGCGTTCTATGAGGCCATCGAGCCAGCAGGGCCCGTCAGTGGATCTTGTCCGCACGGCGTTCACTGATGCCGGGCACTCCTGTCACCAGATGGGGGTGTCCGGCCGCGGGGCGGACCTCATCGTCGCCTCTCGTTACCTGGTCAGCGTGCGCGCCATGCTCGGTGCCGAACGCGCCAGCCATGCCACCCAGATGAAGTGGTGGAAGACCTGTGACCGCACCGACGGCACCATCCCGGTGATGATCGTGCGCGGCACCATGGGCATGACCATCAAAGGCTGGTCGGCCTGGATCGACCTCAACCATCTGCTCGACCGCACCCCCGAACTCGGCATCCCGGTGCGCATGTACCTCGAGGACTTCGTGACCATGCCGATCGATTGACCCCCGAACGTCGCACCCGCGGCGTACGGTATGCACCACCAACACTCCCGGAAGGAGAAGCAACACATGTCAGATACCCATGCCGAACACCAGTTGCACGACTGGTACTTCACATTCGGTTCCAACCACCAGCTGCCCGATGGCAGCAACGGCCTCGACCAGTACGTCGTGGTCACCTGCCCGGCCGACGTCGACGAGCGCGCCGTCTTCATGGGGTGGCTGGGTAGCAACAAATGGTCGATGCAATACAACCAGCGCGACTGGGAGCAGAACACCGC